TAATAACATAAGTTCGCAACTTTACAAATTTTCCGCGCTTTACACAAATAAATAGAAAATTCTTTTATTGACAATTCCAACATGACGCGTTTAATAAACGAATCCATGAAAGTAGTGATGTGGGCGATATTATTCGTCTGTTCGCTCTACTGGTCCATTTTATCTGAATATCCGCTTCCTGTAATTGCAATGACTTACATCCTAATGCTAGTGTATTTAACACGTTGGACCTTCTGGCTGACATGGGAAACTGCTAAGACCCTGGTATTGTATTTCGTCACTATCGTTTCTACCTCTTTGGTCGAGCGGTATGATGATTGGGATATAGGGACTTACCAGTGGAAAGTGCAGCCACATCCTCTCTATTCACGAGCAACCCCACTCTTGAAATTCCCCTGGAAAATGTTAGCTCGAAAACTAACATATCCAGAGATAGTTCTGCTTTGGCTGGCTAAACACCAAGTGGTATTAATATCATTAGTGTGTTGTGCCTTCTTGCTGCTGGCTTTCATTTACGCATTCTATGTATTGTCTGCCTTTGCCAAATGTGCTTTTCGTTGGCGCAAATTTGTCGCTGACGTAAAATTTTCAACTAAGTACGTTGGTGAGGCGACAGTGCCTGGATCTACGTTTATGGCGGCCACGTCAGTACCGGCACACCAGGCGGCGGTTCACGTTTTTCATCAGGATAAATGGGTGAGAGCGGGAGAGGGCTTTAGGTACAAGAACTGGTTTATAACAGCCACTCATGTGCTGGGAGATTTTTCGGCGGTTCGCATCGTTAAGGGTGATGTGTATATTGAGGTCGCGAGAACTCAGTTTAGAGACATATTACCTGATGTGTCGGCGATGGTGCTCCCTCCTACGGCCGTTTCCCTAGGATTGAAGCAGTGTAAGATCATGACAGTTCAGGCACGAACGTTCGCAGACGTTACAGCGGGAGGACAGCGCACTGTAGGTTTTGTTGAGCCGTACCCTGCTTATGGTATGGTGTGTTATGGCGGTTCTACAGCTAAAGGCTTCAGCGGATCTCCCTACACCGTTGGCAACTTCGTTGTTGGGATGCATTCTGCAGATGCCGGTGTGAACGTCGGCTTCGAGAGCGCATATATCGCGTCCATATTGGACCGGTTTAATGAAGACTCCTATGATTGGCTCCAAGAAGTTCTTGAAAAGGAAATGAGGAAGTCAGGAAAGTCTCCTGAAGTCAGGTATAATCGGAGCTCAGTGGATCCAGACCTATATAGTATAAAAACTAGGAATGGATACGTTTGGGCTGATGATGAACAACTGGCTGAATTGAGGAATAAGGGGTATAAGCTCACGGAGGTGGCGGGACCCGAGTTTTATAAGCGCGGAGACACAGCCATCGAGAAGGAAAATTTCCTTTTGGATGAACCCATACCAGAGGTGCCTTTAGATCACAACTTTGGCAGTCTGGGAAACCCGATACGCCCCAGTGTGAGTGCTGGGGCACCTGGCCAGAAATCTCAACCAAGTACATCAAGTGCTCAGAGGTCAAGTACGCTCAATTCAACCGAAACGGTCGAATCCCCTATGACGAGAGCAAGCGACTCTATGGACCCCCAGCGATTGACGCATGCAGCGCCAAACGATCCTTCCGATACCACTCAGGACTTGTTAACAATGTACTATCTCCTTTTGGGCCTACCTGCTCCCGTGAAGCGTGTCTTGCTAAAACGCTTGACATCTATACCCCTTGGTGCTTCACAGTTAATGGATCTGTGCAAGAATGGTTTGACAGCCAGTTTGCCAGGGCCCTCACTGAATTAAAACCTAATTCATCCGTCGGATATTGTGATTTAAGCTATTACGGCCAGACTCTGGGACAGGCTTTAGCTCACGATGGGGAGAAATTTGACCCCGAAAGGGTGGCTTATTTCCGTGAATTAGTTCGGCACCGAATGCAGGAATTACTTTCCGGCAAAGAGGTGGCGGATGACATTCATGTCTTCGTAAAACAAGAACCTCATAAACGAGCGAAACTGGACGAAGGGCGTTATAGGTTAATTTCCGCTGTTTCTGCAGTGGACACAATGGTAGATAGAATTCTTTTCGGACCTTTGCAGGCTAAAGTGCTCGAGACGGTTGGTCAAACACCGACCATGATCGGCTGGACTCCACTTCAGGGTGGGTACAGGCATTTTAGGCGCATGCTCGCCAAGCGAGTGATGTGTGCGGATAAGAGTTCTTGGGATTGGACAGTCCCTGGTTGGTTGGTTGATTTTTGGGAGGATTTCGTGCTATCCTTGTGTGTCGATGCGCCTGAGTGGTGGCAACGGCTTGTGAGAATGCGTTTCAGGATGCTTTTCTCGGAAGCTGTCTTCCAATTTGCGGACGGCACGCGGGTCAAACAACCCGTAAAAGGAGTTATGAAGTCTGGGTGTTTGCTTACGATACTCTTAAATTCAATATCACAGGTTATCATTCATGTCATCGTGCAATTATTACTAGGCAACGACCCTATGGAAGGGTTGCCCTATAACATTGGAGATGACACCACACAAGCGTTCCTGGAATATTTCAGAGAATACTTTGCGGAGATTGAGAAGCTGGGTATAAGAGTAAAGGAGGTGAAAATCCAGGATTGGGTGGAGTTTGCGGGCTTTTACATCGGTTGCTCGGAAACGTGGCCAGTGTACTGGGAGAAACATCTTTACAGTGTCGCACACCAAGAAGACAAGCTCCTTCCCCAGACACTCTTCATGTATCAGATGCTGTATGCAGCTCAGCCTTCAATGCTGAGTTTCATACGTAAACATCTTAAGGAGTTGGACCCCACTCTTTGTAAACCACTGTGGGTACTAAGAGGGTACGTGGACGGAACGTTGCCACTGCATATTACTTCCAATTGGATTTGATAGCGGTGGTACATCCCAAAGCTCCCTCTTCCATTGTTGGGTGACAACGGGTGATGAATGAAGTGAGGTGGAGAGACTCTCTTTTCCTCGGGCTTAAGGAGTTGGAC